GCCGATGTTCTTGAGCGCGGCGTCGAGCCTCCCGGGCTCGAGCTTGCGCAGGAGGCGGTGCACGTCCGGCAGGTCGCTGCGGACGTTGATGGTGAGCACGTCTCACCAGCCCCGGGGTGGGTCGCTGTCGATGAGCGGCCCGGCGGGGACGCCGGTGTCGCCCGCGTCGTCTTCGACGATGGGGGTGACGGTGCCGGCGGCGACGCCGCGGAGCCACTCGAGGGCGGCCTTGTACGCGAGGTAGAGCCCGCTCTGGGCGGCCGGCTCGGGCAGGAGCCCGAGCTTGAGGGCGAGGCGGTAGGCGGCTATCGCGCCGACGGCGCCCTTGAGGTCGGCGCCGACGCTGGCGAGGGGCAGGGCGTACCCGGCGCGACGCAGGTAACCGTCGGCTTCTGCCGAGGCGCTCTCGATCGCGACGGCGCGGTCGTCGGCGTCGCTCTGCTGCTCGACGTCGGCGGGCAAGTAGCCGTCGATCAGCTCCTGGTCGCTCACGTACGCCACTGCCTACCTCCTGCTACTCGTCGCTCTTGGCGTCGTCCTTGGCCTTGGTCCCCTTTCCGCTCTTGGGCGGGGGCGCAGGTGCCTTGACGGGCTCGACGATGCCGTTCTTCGCCCACTGCTTGGCGAGGGCGCGGCCGAGCTTGTCGTCGGGGAAGTCGACGATCTCACCGACGCGGCGCTTGGGGCCGTCGGGGTGCGGGTACGCCTTCGGGCGGAGGAAGCGGACCTTCACGGTCAGCGCCTCACGTACTGGACGTGCGCGTACCCCTCGAGGCCGGAGGCGTCGGCGCTGGCGGTGATCACCAGGTGGTGACCCTTCGGCCAGGCCACGACGGCCTTGCCGTTCGTGCCGCCGTTGCCGATGTTGTCGAACACGCCGGCGGCGGCGACCGACTGGCCGTCGATCAGGTTGTCGCTGGAGACGTCGCCGTCGTCGTCGATCCCGGCGTCGACGGACGCGGCGCCGCTGGACGGCTTCTGCACGTCGAGGACGAGGCGCGTGATGATCACGTCCGCGTTCTCGGGGTTCTGGACCTTGAGGACGCCGCCGACGGCGGTGGTCGTCGCGGCGGTGAGGGGGACTCTGTAGCTGCCGGTTCCTGCGGCCATGTGGCCCTCCATGTGGGCCGGCCGCCCCGCGAACGGGGGCGGCCGGTGGGTGGCTTAGGGTCGAGCTGCGTGAGGGTTGGTCAGTGCGTCAGCCTCAGGGGGTGAGCACCGCGAAGGGGTAGCGGGTGGCGGCGTTGTCGTTCTCGGCGGTGACGGGGTTCGGCACCTGCCACGCGAGGCGCATGGTCACGCGCAACGCGACCATGTCCTGCGTGCCCAAGTTGTAGACGGTGTTGCCGGCCAGGTCCTCGACGGTGCCCTGGTCGAGCAGCTTCCAGGTCATGTCCCTGCGCACCGTCCACAGGAGCTGGTCGAAGGCGCCGGCGAAGAGGAGCGCCTGGGAGGTGTCCATGACGCCGTTCGCGGTGAAGGCCACCGGCTGCCCGTCGAGGGCGTAGCGGGTGGCGTCCTGCACGGAGGAGGCGAAGACGGGCTGGCCGTCCTGGCCGCGCAGGGCGCGAAGCTTCGACTTCGTGCCGGGCGCACCGATGTAGCCGGTGACGGCGAAGCCGTCCTCCTCGACGAGGCTCGCGACGCCGCCCTCGCCGAGAATCGCGTCGTAGATGTCGCCGCTGTTGCCCTGGACGGTCGCGAGGCTCACCGCGTGGCTGGCGGCGGCGGCGGCCGTGAGGACGTCGTCCGGCCAGGACGCGGGCGCGCCGATGCCGAACAGCACGGCGCGGTCGAAGGCGCGGGCGATGGCGGCGCCGATCGCGGGGCGCACCTCGCCGAAGATGTCGAAGTCGGCGTCCTCGAGGACGTCGTTCGAGATGGGGATGATCGCGCCGATCTTCTCGGCGGTGAAGTACTTGTTCGCCCACGCCTGGTTCGAGGTGGGGATGCGGCCGTCGTCGGCGTCGATGAAGTACGCCTCGGGCAGCGTCTCCAGCACCGGGACGCGGGTCTGCTTGCGGCTCATGTCGCGCACGCGGCGACCGAGACGCATGACGACCGAGGTCTCCTCGGCGACCTTGATGATCTCGTTGACGCTGTCCTCGGGGATGAGGGCCTGAGCGTCGGTGCGGGTGATGAGGTCCACTGTCTGCTCCTTACCGGCGACGCCCGGCCGCTGCGGCGCGGATCGCCATGTTCATGTCGACGGTGCCGTCGACGGCCTTGCCGCTCGGCTCGCCGGCCTCGCCCGAGGGGATGACCGTCGGCGCGGAGGCGAGGAACGAGCGCAGCGACTCGAGGGGGGCGGTCCGGGCCCAGGCGCCCTCGGCGGCCTGGGCGGGGGTGAGCTTGCGGTCGGCGAGCGCCTGCTGGATCAGCGCCTCGCGATCGCGCTCCTCGACGGCGGCCTGCAGCTGCTCGACCTGCTGCTTGAGCTGGTCGGCCTGCTCGGCCTTGGCCGTGAGCGCCTTGAGGCGGCCGATGGCGTCGTCGCGGGAGCTGGCCTTGAGCTCCTCGAGGACGGCGCCCTCGAAGTTGTGCAGCGCCGCGGCGCGGAGCTGCACCTCGGTGGGCGTCGCCGAGGCGGCGAGGCCGATGACGGTCGGGTCCACGTTCACACTGCTTTCCTCTCCCCCCGCCTCGGGCGGGGCGTGGGTTGCGTCTGCGACCAGCGGCAGGGCGCCGAGCGTCGCGGGGTCAGGCGTGAGGGCGACGTTGCGGAGCTCGACGACCCGCCGCGTCCTCGTGTCGACGATCAGCCAGGGGCTGAGGTAGCGGTACTCGCGGCGCCTGATGTAGCGCTCGGCGTCCTCGGTCCACTGGATGTTCGTCATCCATAGGCCGTCGCTGCGCAGCTCGAGCTCGAAGCTGCCGGCGGCTCGCTTGGCGCGGTCGTCGACGACCGGCGCGGCGTGGGCGTGGTTGTAGTCCAGCGCCAGGTCGTGGCCGCGGCGCTGGTAGTGCTCGAGGACGCTGGCTGCGGCCGCCTCGTCGAAGACGACCGACTCCTCGCGGCCGTCCGCCCACCGCATGCGGGTCTCGCCGAACGGGAAGAGCAGCCACTCTCTGGGCGGCTCGTTGGAGAGCTGCCTGGCGTCGGCGGCCGCCAGCACGTGGTCACGGGTCATGGGCCACCTCCGAGGGCCTTCTGGTACGCCGCGACGACCGCGGCCGGGTACTTGCTCAGGTCGGGCCGCCAGTCGCCCGGCTCGGGGACGCTGCGGAAGCCCTCCGCGGCGGGCAGCGCGGGCACGTCCTTGGTCGCGCCGCCGAGACGCTCGGCCTGGCGGCGGGGGAGGGATCGCACGCCCGCCCGGCAACCGAAGTGGTTCGGCGGGTAGCGGGTCTTCCAGAACTCGTGCTCGGCCGGGAGGATCGTGCCGTGCAGCGACCGGCACAGGTCCGTGGTCCTAGAGTCCAACACCGCGTCGTACATCCAGAACGGCCGGGCCCGGAGCACGTCCGGGTCGGTCATCTGCTGCCAGCGGCCCGCCTGGTAGGCGCTCTGTACGTTCGTGCGGAAGATGGTCTCGAGCCTGGCGCCGGGGCTGATGGTCGTTCCCTTCCACTGCTCGAGGAGCGTCTCGGCGACGTCGCGCTGGAAGTCCTCGAGGGGGCGACCCTCGGCGATCGCGCGTTCCATCGCCCGCCACACCTGCGTGACGACGTCGAGGCGGGCGACGTTCGACACCGTCCACGCCTGGCGCCTCGCGTCGCCCCTGAGGCGCCGCCACGCGCCGGGGGTCATCGGCACGCGGGCGCGGAACCAAGCGATCGCCTGCTCGAACGTGAGGCGCCGGAAGCTCGGTGGCCGCTCGGCCATCAGGCGTCCTCGCTCACAGCCCAGCGGCCGGTGAGCATCCCGAGCGTCACCGCGGACTCGGTCAGCGAGCGCAGCTCGTCGACGTCGAGGGACGCGTACTCGCGGATCAGGAGCCTGCGCAGCTCGTCGTAGCCGGTCGCGCTCATGACGAGCTCCGTGACGCGCTCGAGCGCGGGCCTGATCGCCTCGCTGCCGGCGCCGGCGGCGACGTCGGCGACCTCGTCGGTGAGGAGCTGGCCGCGCACGAAGCCCTGCGCCGAGGCCGGGTCGTCACCGGAAGCGAGCCGGACGCTGGCCGTGAAGTCCTCGTCGACGGGCGGGGCGGCGGGGCCGTCGGGCACGTCGGCGCCGTCGCGCAGGGGGACGCCGAGGTGGTCGGCGACCGCCCGCCAGTCGATCGGCAGCGGCACCTGCGCCTGCAGCGCCGCCAGGCCCTGCAGCGCCTCCGCTCGCATCTTCCAGGCGGTGGCCTCCTGCGCCTGGTCCGCCGGCGGGCTCGCGTCCCAGTCCGGCCACGGCGCGAGGTCGCGGGCGGCGAAGTTGAACTCGGCCCACCACACGAGCACCTGCTCGCGCATGGTGGTGCTGAGCGTCTCCGCGTCGCTGTCGAGGAGGTCCTGGCGGACGTTCTCGTGCACGCGGGCGGCGGCGAGGCTGCCGCCCTCGACGTCGGTGGTGAGGTTCTGACCGAGGACGGCGACGGCGATGGCCTTGTCCGCCCAATCGATGAGCTTGCCGAACCCCTCGCCCGAGCCGACCTTCGCCTCGAGCAGCTCGAGCGTCCAGCCCTCGGGTACGACCACCGCGGCGCTGCTGGCGAGGCCGCGCAGGTCGGTGAGGAACTGCGTCTTCTCGTCCTCGCTGGCGGCGGCGGGGTGCCGGCCGACCTTCGTGGGGCGGCCGTGCACCTCGCTGTAGGTGTTCCAGTCGCTCACGGCGAAGTTCTTCGACAGCCACGGCAGCGCCAGGGCGCGGATGAGCGCGTGCGTGCCGGCCCGACGCTGCCCGTAGGGGCTGAGCAGGACCCACTTGCCGTCGCCGGGCGTGATGGGTAGCTCCTTGCCGTTGGCGAG